CAGCAGTACGGTTGCAGCCGCCCCGCAGTAGGGCAGAAGGCAGAGAAGGATGGATGGACGAGGGGAGGGGAGAACACGCCTGCCCCAGCTCCAGCCCCGGCCCCGAAGAAGGCCGATACCCCGAAAGTTTCGCCCCCCTCGAAAGTTTCGGCCAAGCCCCCGAAAGTTTCGGGTAGCGGGGAGGGGAATGCGCCATCGCAGCCAGAGTCAGAGCCTCCCGCATCCCTCCCGGCACTGTCGCAGCGTGACCGGGAAAGGATGCTTGGTCTGCGCCCTATGGGCCGCCCCAGTGACTACCGCCCCGAGTTCGTTAGCGAAATGATTTCCTACTTCGATATAGAGGTGGAGCGGGTTATAGAGGTGGACGTGCAGGACAAGGATGGTAAGACCCGCACCGAACAGAAGGTAGTCGCCAACACATTCCCGACCCTGACGCGCTTCGCTGCAAAGATAGGCGTCACGCGGCAGACCTTGCACGACTGGGCGACCGCGAAAGAGAAAGATGGCTCCCCCAAATACCCGGACTTTTCTTACGCATACGCACGAGCAAAGGACTCGCAGGAAAGTTTGCTGGTCGAGGGCGGCATGGCTGGGGTATATGAAGCGCGGTTCGCCGTGTTCGCCGCGAAGAATCTGGCGGGCTGGAAGGATCAGGTTGAGACAACCGGTGAGGTGGTTCACACAATGGCTGCGGCTTCGGAGCTGGATGACCTGTACGCCGCTGGTGCCGCCGCGATGGCCGCCAATCGCATCAAGGTGGCCGAGCGCAAGCGCCGCGCTCTCGATGCCGAGGACGTGGAAGTGAGGGAATAGCCGTGGCCGCAAGAGTTACCCGCACCCTACTGGATGACCCGCGCTACCCTGATTTCGTCAAGCGCTACGCCTTCGACCTCCCCCGGTTCGCTATCGAGGTGTGCCGCATCATCCCGACGCATCAGCAATGGGAAATGTTCGAGAGCGTGCAAGACCCCGGCTCGCGCACGTCAATCGCGTCCGGCCACGGCACCGGCAAGACCGCAGGCTATGGCGTCATCGGCTTTTGGCACTTGCTCTGCTATCACCTGTCCAACACTATCCTATCGGCCCCGAAGCTGACGACCGTTTCTGACGGTGTGTGGAAAGAGTTTTCCGACTTGGTGGGCAAGATCAAGAGCGGGCCGCACGCATGGATTACCGAGTTTTTCGAGGTGCAGGCCGAGCGCGTTTTCGTGAAGGGCTTCAAGCTGTCGTGGTGGATCGTCGCCAAGACCGCGCCGCGCGGCTCGCCTGAGAATCTGGCCGGTGCTCACCGCGACTGGCTCTTGTTCCTTGTCGATGAGGCGTCCGGCGTCCCTGATGCGAACTTCGGCGTGATTACCGGCGCGCTGACGGACAAGCGCAACCGCATGTGCATCGCGTCGCAGCCCACGCGCGCATCGGGTTTCTTCTATGACACGCACCACACGCTTTCGATTGGCGAGGGCGGCGCGTGGAACAACCTCGTTTTCAGCTCCGAAGACTCGCCTATCGTGTCGGTCGAGTTCTGCATGGAGAAGAAGAAGCAGTACACGCCCGAGGAATACGATATCAAGGTGCTGGGCCGGTTCTCCGAGCAGTCGAGCAAGTACCTGCTGGGGCCGAAGGCGATTCAAGCGTGCGTGGGCTTGAAGGTTATCCGCGATGACGAGGAATTCGGCTGGCTGCTGCCGGTGGACGTGGGCGGCGGCGGCTACCGCGATAAGAGCGTGGTGCTCGCCCTGAAGGTGACTGGCGAGGGCGAGTTTGGCGATATGGCCCGCCGCGTCCAGCTCGTGCGCGTGCCGGTTTGCTCCAACAGCCAGGACGTTTCAGACCTCCCCGGCGTCATCATCAACGAGGCCGGACAGCGCAACAACTCGATGGCGCTCGTTGACGCGGGCGGCATCGGCTTGGGCGTGGTCAAGCAGCTCGAAAAGGCCGACTTCCATCACTTCATCAAGGTCAATTGGGGCTCCCCTAACTTCCGCAAGGAATACAAGGATCGCTACGTCAACCAGCGCGCGCAGGCGATATGCGGGCTGTCCCGCGCCGTGCAGGAGGGCCGCTTTGGCATTGACGAGGATATAGACCCGGCCATCGTGAAGCAGATTGTGCGTGAGGGCTCGCGCATCCCGTACCACTGGGACGAGCGCGCGCGCCGCTACATCGCCAAGAAAGAGGATATGAAGAAAGACGGCATACCATCGCCGGACATTTGGGACTCGTGTTCATTCTCGTTCCTCGAAAGCGCGCACTACAATCTGAGCGGCGAAGAAGCGGCCAACGACAGCGATGCGCTGGGCAGCGCACGCAAGCGCCTGCTGGCGTCGCTGGGCATGGATCAGGAGGCCGCATGAGGGAAGGCATAGGCGAGAGCCATTGCGCTGATCTGGCGGGCTTTACGGCCTTCTTCCGGCCCGGCTTCCTGCCGTGGCTGGTGCGCAATGAGCCAATCTACCGGCAATTCGAGCGGCAAACGCTGGAGCTGATAAGCGACGGCTGGCAGCACTTTGCGGCGCGCACCATCGTGGAGGAAATCCGGCACTACACGCGGTTGCGCGAGGCTGGCGCGTGCTCGTTCAAGATCAACGACCACATGGCCCCTGATCTGGCGCGCGCGTTCGTGATCCGGCATCCCCAGCACGCCCTGCTATGGGAATACCGGCGCGACGACGCGGCGCAGTTTCTTGCTGCTGTCAGGCGCGGCGGATAAAAAAAAGCCCCGGCTTGCGCTGGGGCTGAAATTGCTAGGTTTATAAACAAATACAACACGGCAAGTATATCACCTGTCGCCCGATGGCGTGAGTCGTCCTGTATTTCCCACAGGGCGAGAATTGAGGAAACGCAGCAACATACCTTTCCAGCAGGTACGCAATCGAACACTAACGGACGTGTCATGGCGGAAGTGTACGGAAGTATGCCTTTTGACATTTGTACTTGTGCCGTGAATCGTACATCGGATTAGTACACGCATTAGGATTGCCCGGCTCGATTAGCGGGCCTACACGGCGCGCGGGCGCGTTTTTGGAACTCTGCCTTGTCCGGCGAAAATAAAACGCTCTACGGGGCTTTCCGCGAACTGGATTTTTCTTGTTTGCCGCCCCTGACTTCCGTCAGCGCAGCGCCGTTTCGGGGATCGCCGGGCGCGCTCCGCTTGACTTTCCGTGCGTTAACTGCGATATAATAAAAAAAGAGCCCCGGACGGTTGCTACCCGTTCGAGGCTCCGAGTGATTAGCAGATCATCATCAATAGGGCTAGAGCAACTGCCTTATCGACGTGAATGCTAAACTCAAACTGCTTACCGAGCTTTATAGTAATTTTCATCAAAGCTACCTCCTTTCGGGAGTGAGCTTACGAGACAAAAACGCCCCCGTTCTACTTATCAGGGAAAAACGGGGGCTTTTCTCGGCTCGACACCCCCGCCCGCATTCTATCCTGCATCATTTCATTTTTGCAATGCTGTCGCGCTACTCGGCAGGTTTGCGAAAAAGGCTTCTGCGCGGGCGTTGCCGGGCGTGATTTCAAGAGCGTCCTTCACATCGCGCAGCAGCATCATCATTGCGGTTGCGCCATTGGTGCCTGCGGGATGGTTGTCGATCCAGCGAGAAACGCGCTCAAGCTTTGCGATCAATTCAGGCTGTGCAGGGGTGGCCTTGGCTACTTGTGACGAGCTGGGTAGCAGCGCGATCATAACAGCCTGCGCGCAGGGCTGCGCATCCAGTGCCAAGCGCTTCAGATCGGCGGGAAACTCGCTTTCGCTGGCCGTGATTTGCTCAAGACGGGCGACTACCAGCTCCATGTTCTTGCGGGTTGCTTCGCTCATGCTCCCTCCTGAGCGGCCATGGCTGTGTCGATGTCAGCGCAAAGGCTTACGGCTGGTGCTACGTCCTTCCACATTCCCAGCGTGGCGCGAGCTTCGCGCAGCAGGTGAAGAATCCGGCCATCCTGCCCTTGGCCGTTACCGGCAGCGGCGAGTAGGGCGTCGGCTATTTCCAGTGGCATCATCTTGTGGCCGTCGGTTAAGCACACGGAATAAGCTGCGAACATGCGGCGGCGTGCATCACTCAGCGTGGCCGGTGCTGGCTTGCACTCGCTGCACTTAAACCATGCGGTCAATTCAGATAGCGCCGATTCCGCCGTCGGGTAGGCCGCAGTGTCCCAATGGTCCGGGTAGTGGATCGCTGCGGCTATTGCCGGTGCTGGCGCGGTAGCGCGCTGCGGGTCTTCGGCCTGCGTCTGGTAGCGCTTGATTGCGCCGTTGGCGGCCTTCAGTTCTTCGCTTACTTCGCAGTAGCCGACATACACCCTTGCTGCCGACAGCTTGCCCGCCCGCAGATTGGCAAGCGTGATCGCTTCGTAGGGGGATTGCTCTACCGCCTTAGCTTCGCCCTGCTGCGATTGGAGGGCTGCACTCGCATCAATCGCGCAACGCATCGCTTCAAATAAATCAACGCCGCGCTTGCCCGCTTGCACGTATGCCATAACCGCAGCTTGGACTTGGTGATCGGTCGCGCTCATGGCTGCGCCCTTTCCACTTCGCGGTTGAGCAAGACCGTGCGCCCCTTGATGTGGCTATGCGTCCTGCGGAAGTCGCCCATCTGGTCTTTCGTGAAGTGATGTGCTGCGGCGGGCGACTTGACATAGCACGCCTTGCAGCCATCGTCGCTGATGCTCTTGAAATAGAAGTGCTGCGACTGGGACTCATCGCGCAGCAGGTAAAGTTTTGGCCTGCCCATGCTCATGCGCCGCCTTTATTCTGAAGCTGCCAGATGCGCAGCAAGATGACATCGGGCGATACCCATCCTGTTCGGGTTATGCCCAATTGCTCTTGGATTCGCAGGACAGTTTCGCCGTGATCTAGTTCATCCGGCGCTCCCGTCGTCATCGCGTGAGCCAGTGCGCCCGCTGCCTGATGGGACAGGGTAATCGGCTCTGCTGATGCCGCCGCGCGCGCCAGCAGGCGGGCAAGCTCTGGCAGGCCGGTATCCATAACTGGGCCAGCAATGTCTGCGCGGGCGGCTTGCCATACTTCCCAGCCCATGTGTACAGGGTCATCTTCCGGCGTACAGAAATTGCCGAACTCATCCAAGAATGCGTGCGTGGGGCTGTACTGGTAGCGCGCTCGCCAGTATGCGACAAACTCATGCCGCTCATCCGGCGCTGCGCACGTTGCCGATGCGGCGATGGCTAGTTCTGCGGCTGCATGGCGCGCGTCGCGGTGGCCTACTCGGTATGCGATTTTGTTGGTGCCTTCCTTGTATGGCGGGTCGCACGGCAGGTTAATTATTGCAATGTGCAGCGCGTTGGCCTGCTCTGTCTGTTCGTGGCTATTGGTGGTCATGTTCATCCTGTGGTCATGGTGCGGCTCGAAGTGCGCCGCCTCAATGGCAAAGCCCGCTCGTGGCGGGCTGTGGCGCTTCAGTAGGGCGAATTCAGCATGAAAGGTCGAGGCGCAACCGGATGCGCTCGATCATAGGTGAAACTTGTTCCCATTTCAGCGTGTCAGGATCGGTGCCGAGGCCAATGCACAAGTACACGCCAGCGATGACAATCCCAACTGGGTAGTTCGGGTTGTAGCTGGGATAGCCCGGCTCGTGAATTCGATGGGTAACATC